TCCTTCTACCCAGGATGATATGTTTATTCGGTGGTCAGATCAAGAATCCCTAGTCGATTATACCCCTACTGCAACCAATACCGCAGGCACACAGAGACTCGCAGCTGGTTCAAAAATCATGTCAGCTATTCGAGGTCGAGATGCTGTCTACGTTTGGACCGATTCAGCTATCTTTATAATGCGTTTTGTAGGTCAGCCCTTTACCTTTTCTTTCGAACAAGTGGGAACCAACTGTGGATTACTGGGTAAGAATGCTGCCATGGAAGTTGATGGTACTGCTTTCTGGATGTCGGAAAATGGATTCTTTCAATACTCAGGTCAGCTTCAATCGCTGCCCTGTCTAGTAGAAGACTATGTCTATGATGATATTAATACGACTTCACGAAATTTAATTAATGCAGGACTCAATAATCTATTTGGAGAAGTCAGCTGGTATTATTGTACCAATGGATCTAATGTTGTTGATCGTGTAGTTACTTATAATTATTTAGAAACTTTACTCGCAAAAAAACCAATATGGTATACAGGTTCTTTAGCTAGAACATCCTGGGCTGATTCTTCCGTCTTTAATAAACCTCATGCTTGTTATTATACGGCAGCGGATGATACTTCTTTTGATGTCATAGGCAACACGGATGGTATTACCATCTACTATGAACAGGAAACAGGGACCGATCAAATCGATGCTGGAGGAGCCGTGACTGCCATCACCGCTAATATTCTTTCAGGAGATTTTGATATTACTCAAAAGAGGAGCACACAAGGCCAACTTTTAGGGGCTCCGGATATAAGAGGAGATGGTGAATACATCATGAAGATTAGAAGATTTCTTCCTGACTTCATTAGTCAAACAGGAGACACTCGAATCACTTTGATGCTTCGAAATTATCCTAATGACAGCGCAGGAAGCTCTTCACTAGGACCCTTTACAATCACGAGTGCCACTGATAAAGTTGATACGCGCGCAAGGGCAAGAGCCATTGCGTTCAAAGTAGAAAACACTTCCACGTCTCAAGACTGGAAGCTGGGAACATTTAGACTGGACATACAACCAGATGGAAGAAGATAATGGCATATACTGGAATAGATAAAGAGATTTACGATTCAGGAGTTCATTTTAGACCTCTACAAAAATATACACAGCAACAATGGACCCCTCCCGCAATCATGGGACAAAATACAAATGCAGGAATTACTAACACACAAGCAACTGGATCTTACATGGGTTATCCTAGTTATGAAGAATGGTTATT